ACGGGAGAGGCGCTTTGCGCTATAGCTCATGCGGATAAGCGATCAGTTTTCACACATTTCACAAACCCTGGGGCGCGCTGTGGTGGCGACGGCGACGGCGCTGCATTCGATGGTTGACGCCAGGACGGGCCTGGTGACGGCAGCGGTGTGGGCAATCGCCGAGCGGGCGAGCTGCTGCGCGGTGCAGGCGAGGCGCGATCTGCATTTGCTGGCTCGTGAAGGCATCATAGAGATCGATGTCAATCAGAAGCCTGACATGATGCAGGAGGCGAACAGCTATCGCTGGATAGGCGTGGGGGCCTACGAACAGGCACGTGTGAAGCAGGCGCGGCTGAAGCTGCGCGAGCAGCAGCGTGCGCTGCGGTTGCAGCACAATGAGAACAAGCGTGCGCAGAAGGCCGAGAGCCTGGAGGCGATGATAGCCAGGCGCATCGGCAAGGGTATTCGGGACGGAATTGCGCTGTATTGGGAGAAGCACGCGCAGAGTTTCGCCCCTTTGTTTGAGGTGAGGGCTCTACAAGAATCACCATATATTTTTAAGAAAAACACGTTGGAAACGGCGGTAGAAGGGTTTCGGCTCAGGAGGGAAGAAAGGCTGCGACGAACATGAGCACAACCGACACGCGAAACGGTCAAAAATCGGGTGACAGGATGGCGGAGCTATTGGCGCAGGCCGAGCGGCGTCATGCGGTTTGCGAGGCGAGTGGATACAATGCTCAGGTATTGGAGAATATCTGGCGCGGCGAGGCGTGGGCGCGACAGGACACGGGCCTGGTGCCAATGACGAAGGTTTCTAAGACGCTTGTGAAAAAGGCATTGAAGCAGGCGCGGAAGTTGCGGCTGCGGTAACGCTTGCGGTTTCACGTGAAACGAACCATTATCGAACTGCATCCACGCACGAATTTGAGACGGCCCGGAAGGGTCGCGTGTGATGCTTATGGCGAGAGGTCTGGCGGGTGGGTTGCCCTTAGCGATTGTGCTGTGGGTATTGCTGATCGCTATCGTGCTGTGGCTGGCGAGCTGCGCGCCGCTGCCCAAGGATCTGCAGGCGCCGTTGTCCAGGGCGGCCTTAGCCAATCCCAATTGCTGGTTGCGCTGTTACGTAACCATAGACTCGACTGACGATAACAAGGTTGCGTCTGGCAGCACGTTCGCGCCGGCTGGCACGAGCACGGTATCGGCAAGCACGACAGAGACGACAACGAGGTCACGGTAATGGCAGCGCCTGAAGATATTTTAGCGGGGCTTATCCGGAGGGGCGTCCCCGCGCACGTTGCGCAGGGCGTGCTGATGAACTTCCGGGATGAAAGCGGCTACAACACGGGCATTCAGGAGCGTGCGCCGACTGCTGGGCGTGGAGGGTATGGCCTGGCGCAATGGACAGGCCCACGCAGGGTGGCGCTGGAGCAGTTTGCGAAGGGACAGGGTAAGCCGGCCGACGATCTGGACGTGCAACTTGATTACTTCATGAGTGAAAACAGGGGGCCTGAAGCGCGGGCATGGAAGCAGGTGCTGGCTGCGCCGAATGCCAACCAGGCTGCTGTGTCTTTCGTGAACAACTGGGAGCGACCTGCGGCGGTCAATGCGGACAGGCGTGCTGCTCGATATGCGCAAGCGGGGCCATTGGCAGCGCCAGGCACGGGCACGGGCTTAGCGCCAACGTTCCAGCCGGCGCAAGACGCAAATCCCATGACAAGTTATATGAGGGGTATAATGGGGATCGCGCAAGGCGGCGGATCGGACTGGATGTCCAACACCTCATACAGTGCGGATGCGCTGCTTGGCGATGTGCTGGCAGGGCATAGCCCGCTGCGCCGGCTGATGTACCAGAAGGTAATGGGTTTGTTTAGCTAAACGGTGTAAGCGTATGAATGCCTTAGAAAAGGTTCGTAAGGGATCGCACCATCCAGAAGCGCGCATCATGGCGTTCTGCCGGCGTGTTCATGGCAAGGTTGCGGACAATGAGAATGATCTGCGGCTGAGTGAGGCGCAGCGGTATGCCGGCATGCTCGAGGTGCTGAAATGCGATCCGGCAATCCTCCTGGCCAAGATCATCGATATGTGCATCAAGGGACAATCGAAGTGGCACGTTGAGCTGCCTGTGCTGCACAGGATGATCGTTGATCTGCATCACATGGTGTCGCCATCGCCCGACTACCGCTCTCGCAAGCTGGACGCGCAGGACAACCAGTTCGAGCTTGATTTTCAATGGAGCGGCGAGGGGGGTGAGCGCGTTGCAGTGTTGGAGGCGGCTGAATGAAAAAGATACGGGCGAAACCAAAGGCGCTGCTCGGCTTTGCAGCTCGCAGGGTATTCAAGCCTGGCGATCTGGTGAGGCGTTCAATCTGGCCTAAGCGTCCGCCGCCTTGAGCGATGTCGAGGGCGATGCAGGTATGGATGTCGTGCAGGAGCGCTACAGACTGGGGTTTGCAGCAAGACGGAGAGAGAAGATGGCTAAGAAGTCAGGCAAGTTTGGGTTTGATACGGACAACGACGGCGACGACGACGTGACGATTGAGACGACGGCGACGATTGAATCGATGGGCGAGATCCCGGACGGGCTTGATGAAGCCATCTACAAGCAGGGCTTTGGCGCTGGCCTAACTGTGGCCAATGGCGGGCCTGAGGTGGATATCCCGTTCGATCCTGCAACGCCGCAGGGTGTGTCGTGGCAAGCAGGCTATGATGCCGGCAAGGTGCCGCCAGTATGATATCGGCGCTTATCAGCCTGGTTGTATGGCTGCTAATTGTCGGTGTGCTTCTGGCGCTCGTGTATTACGTGCTGGACGCAATCCCGATCCCGCAGCCATTCAATCGGATCATTCGCGTTGTGCTGGTGGTGGTGTTCTGCCTGGTAGTGATCCTGCTTCTGTTCCAGATGTTGGGTGCTGGCGGGCTGACGGTGCCTAGGCTGACGTGACATAGCACGGTGATTGTGGTATAGTGTCCTTGTTAGCCAGATTAACAAGGATCATCGACATGCTTAGAGACGCGAGGTTGTGGAAACGCAACAATGGTACATGGGGTGCATCTAGTGGTGGTGTCCAGGATACCGGACATTATATTGTTGAGCGTGCCGGCAAGTTTACTACTTGGAGCATTCACGACGAGCACAAGCGCATCTGTGCCGACGTATCGCGGGTGAAAGCGGAAAAGGCGATAGCTGAGGATTGGGTTGCCGACGATGTATGACCGCGCGGAATATGAGCGCTCAGTCAGGCGCTTCTGGTGGCTGATGGCAGGCTGGGCGTTTGTGGTGATGCTGATCCTGTTGTGATCATCAAAGGTAAGCTCAATTTCCATCCCAAGCCGCACCAGGCTGCGGTTATGGGCTGCAAGAAGCGCCATCGCGCTGTCGTGATGGCGCGGCGCTCCGGCAAGACGGTGATGGCGCTGATTGAGTGCTTCCTGACCATCATCACCTGCAAGCACAAGGCACCGCGTGCCTATTATGTCAGCCCCTACCTGAAGCAGTCCAAGAAGGTAGCCTGGGACTACTGCAAGGACCTGGCGCAGTCGGGCGGCAAGCTGTTCGAGATCAACAACAGCGAATTGAGCATCACGTTCAAGCCCAACGGAGGCAAGCTGATGCTGGCTGGCGGTGACAACGCCGACAGCCTGCGCGGCATCATGGCCGACTTTGTTGTGTTGGACGAAGTGGCCGACATGGACCCGATGCTATGGCCGACCGTCATCAGGCCAGCGCTTGCGGATCGTAACGGGCGCGGTCTGCTGTGTGGTACGCCCAGGGGCCGCATGAATTTGCTGTACGATCTGTCGAAGATCGATGCGGATGATCCAGTCTGGAGCTACTACAAGTTCGATGCCTATCAGGCTGGCATGTTGAGCGTTGCTGAGATCGAGGCGACCAGGGCCGACATGGTGCGCGCCAACCCAGGACATGGAGAAGCTCTCTTTCAGCAGGAAATGCTGGTTAGCTTCAACGCTGCCTTGATCGGCGCTATCTATGGTCGCGAGATGGATGCTCTCCAGAATGAGGGGCGCTTTACGAGCGTCCATTACGATCCTGCCTTGCCTGTGATGACTGCGTGGGATCTGGGGTTCAAGGACTCGACGGCGGTCTGGTTCATGCAACAGGTGGGGTCTGAGATCCGCGCCATCGAGTATCAGGAGTGGACGCTTACCAGCCTGGTGGACATTTTGCACCAGGTGAAGGCCAAGCCGTACATTTACAGCGATCATTATGGGCCGCACGATTTGCGGGTGCGGGAATATGGCTCAGGACGCAGCCGGCGCGACATAGCGAGCGAGCTGGGGGTAGAATTCACGCTAGCGCCCAACTGGAGCGTCGAGGAAGGCATCGAGGCTGTGCAGGGCCTGCTTGGGCATCTGTGGATAGATCAGAAAGCGGGGGATAGAGGGCTGGAATGCCTTGTCAATTACAAATTCGATTACGATGATGCCCAACGCTGTTTCAAGACCAAGCCATTACGCTCGTGGGCCAGTCACGGGGCTGATGCACTAAGAATGTTCGCCGTCGCGCGCGACAATGCATTGCCTGATCGATCTGGTGCCAGGAGTTCCCAAAGGTGGCTCATATAGACACTGCCGACATGGTCACGCGCATCAGGCAGCGTGTGAGCCAGGCAATCGACAGTGGCAGCGGCTCACAGACAGCGCGCAACAAGGCTTTTCGGCAATATTTCCTGCAACCGACTGGCACTGAAGAGGAAGGACACCCGACGGTCCAGTCCGCGGATGTGAACAGCATGGTTGGAGCCGTGCTGGCTCACATGCAGATATCGTTTGCCTCCGACATGGTGGTGGAGTTCGAGGCTGACAATGCTGAAGATGAGGCTCGCGCCAAGGCTGAATCCCGCGCCCTCAACAAGATCTTTATTGAGGACAATGCTGGCTTCAGGGAGATCATGGCCGGCATCCAGAATATGCTGCTCTATCGAAACGGCTACCTCAAATGCTTCTGGGACGAAGAGACAGACCATTACAATCAGAAGCACATGGGGGTTGAGCCGGATGAGCTGGGGATCGTAACGGAAGGCGAGCTTGGCAAGACCAAGAAGCTGATTTCCTACGATACGGAAACCAAGACAGCGCGAGTGTCGGTGACGGAGACGCGCAAGCGATTGCGTGTGAAGGCGGTCGCCAACGAGCGGTTCTTTGTAGATCCGGATTGGGATGAAGTTGGCCTTGACGGTGCCAGCCTGTGCGGCGAGGTGCATTACAAGACCCGCGACCAGCTCAGCCGCATGGGTGTCCCCTGGGCCAAGGTGCGGGAGCTGAAGGCGATCTCCCGCGGCGACGGCGAGGAATGGGATAACGCACGCAGGGGCCAGGTGCGCGGTACGGTCGATCCCATCGTCATGCAGATGGAGCTATGCCGTGTGTATGAGGTCTATGCCCGATACGCTGATGATGAAGATGCTGATCGCGCTTATCTCTATCGCTGCTGGCTGGGGGACAGCGGTGATTTCTACCTGCTCGATCCGGAAATTGCTGCACGAGTGCCATACGCGGCTGGTAGTGCATTCCCCATCGCCAACAGCCACGAAGGCGAGAGCCTTGCCGAAAAGATGGGCGTTGTGCAGGACGCTAAGTCTGAACTGCTTAGGCAATGGGTTTCCAACGTTAGGAACGCCTCCTGGGGACGCTTCGCGGTATCGAGCGGTCGAGCGGATGCTTCGGACATCCTCAGACCCAAGCCAGGTGGAATAGTTCGTGTCAGGGGCGACATGATCGGTGATGCGATCGCGCCTATTCCGATTATGGACGTCGGCCCGTCGATCGCGATGCTGATGGAGAATTTCAATAAGCAGCGCACCGAGCTGGGCGGCGCTGCGCTGGACATGATCGGGGCGGAGGCGCAGATCGCCAGTGAGACGACGGCGACGGCGCACGGCACTGAGCGCGTCTATGCGTCCAAAGAGATCAAGGTGAGCTATATGACGCGCTCTGCGTCAGAAATGCTGCGGCATCTGTATTTGCTTGGCCATGCCGAGCTGCGTGCTGGTGGCGGCGGCCCTATCAGCCTGAAGATCGCGGAAGAGTGGGTACAGGAAGATCCTGGGCAGTGGCGTGAGCGCAAATGGTGCAACGTGACTGTCGGGCCGTCGTTCGGCGAGCGGCAGCAGAAGGCCAACGCGCTGGCGATGTCATTGGGATGGGATTTCCAGCTAATCCAGGGCGGGATGATGGGGCAGATGATTACGCTGCCCGGCCTGTACAAGAAGATCGTCGATTGGATGGGCATGAACCTCATCGACAACCCAGAAAGCTATTACATCGACCCGACTAGCCAACAGGCGCAGCAAGCGGCGCAGGGCCAGGCGCAAGCCGCGCAGCAGCAGCAGCAGATGCAGTTACAGATGGGGCAGATGCAGCTCGAGCTGGAGAAATACAAGATTACCAGCAAGGAGCAGTTCGACTACTTCAAGACGGTGCTGGATGCCCAGGTCAAGATGACGGAGAGCGAGACGGGTGGCACGGTTGATCTCATTAAGTCGCGAACAGAGGCGGAAACTATTAGACGCATTGGATCAGCCAACGGTGGAGGCGCTAAGGGCGCATCTGGTGGGGGAGATCGTAACGGAGGCGGCGGCAAGGCTGCGGCATGAGCCACTCGATAGCCAGGTAGAGTTGGCGTTGCGTTTGTTGGAAGGTGTTGGATATGTCTTTGGACGGCTCGAACAGCTCGAAATCATCGCCTCAG